ATGTAAATGGTGGTCCTACAAACTGCATCGTGTAAGCTGCTTCATCTGTAAGAATAAGCATATAATCTTTACCTTTAACTGCTGTAATAATTCTACTTCCATTATCTAATCTAAAAGTACCTGCTGTGTTAGTTGAAGTTGGTTCATATACTTCAATATCTTCTTGATCTGAAAATCTTATAAACATTGGATCTTGAGTAGAAGGAGTTCCAATTGTAGTTTCTGTTCCAAAATGAATTAAATGTCTATCTCTATCTGATACTCTTGTTAAAACTGTTGCTGTAGGGTTATTTGGTACAAGAGTTGCACGTGTATTAACTCCTGTTCCTGCATTTGGATCCCATTTAAAAGTTTGTCCGTCTTTAATAGTTGCAATTAATAATTCTCCAAAATTATCTAAAGACCAGTTACCAGCTTCAATGGTTGTATTAGAAACTGATCTTGAAGTTCCCCAAGTATCTAACCCCCATGTTCCTGCTCCCCATCCATAACCAAGTGTTGCAGCGAGTGGGCCAACAATAACATATGGATCTGTAGTAATTGTTCCGCCTGCTGTAACTCCAGTTCCTGTTTCTGTTACAGGCATAGTAACTGTAAATGTATTTGCATTTGGAACTGTTATAACTTCAAATGAATTCGTTTCAAAGTTAGCTGTTGTAAAACTAGTTGTAGGAGCTCCTGGTGTTGTAACACTTGAAAATTTTAACAAGTCACCAACTTCAAGACCGTGTGCGTTTTTATTAATTGTTACAGTTGCAGATCCTGTAGTTGATGTATAAGTACAAGAAGTTAAAGCTGTTCGTAAAGGTGTAATATCATAAAATACTTCATCAAAGAGAATATATAAAACTTTGTTTGTACCAATAGCTACATATCGTCTACCAGTTAAATCAAACCAAGAATGTATGTCTCTAGCTGCACCTACTAATATAGATGAATTAATTTGTTGCCAGCCACCTATCTTTTCAGGCGATCCATATTGAAAACGTACGTTATCTCCATCAATCCAACGTCCTTCTGCTTGAGATGCAGTATCATTCTTATCAAAGCCTGGAGGTAATGGTATCTTTTTTAATGGCATATTTATGCCTATTATAACACTTATTTAGAGACGTTTAAACTTTGCTTATATATTACGATTTAACAATAAGTTCTTTTAATCTTGCTCTTAATTTACCTATTGTATCTGAATATTTACTTAAAATTAGGTCCTTCTAAAAATAACGCTAAATTTTTTCTTTCCCCTTGTGTAATAGGTGTTACTTTATGTCTTATAAATGATTTAAACATAATCATAGAACCTATTTCTTTTAATTCATCTACTTTTATTAAATTTGTTTGTTCTAAATAAAAATCACCTCCTTCAAATTTTTTTTCAGATAAATTTATTAAAACAGTTAATTTTATATCAGAGTATGGATTATTAGAAACATCTATATGCCAATCATAATTTGATTTATTGCATGATTTATATATATTATAATTACAATTATTATTTTCAAAATTCCATAATTTATATCCAAAATTATTTTTATTAATTTTATAACATTCTTCAACTAATTCAAATATAAAATTTTTTATTTTTTTATAATTTATTATCAAAGTTTCATTATTTTTTTTAATTACATTATTATTATCTCTTGCTTTTACTTCTTCTTTTTCTATATAATTATAATTATTCTTTATAAAATTATTTATTTTTTTTATTTCTTTTAAATTTAAAACATTTTTCCAATACCAATAAGGAAATTTTGTCATTATTTTATTATTAATTCTTTAAGTTTAATTCTTAATTTACTTATTATATTTGAATATTTTTCATTAATTTCTATTAAAGTTTCTTTATGAAGTTCTAATTTTTCTATTCTTTCCAACAATTCTTGATTAAATAATACTTCAGATTTTTTAACCATAGTTTCCATTTGAAGATTTTCTTCTAATTCTTTTATTTTTTGATCTTTATCCATTTTTTTTAAAAGAATCCGGAAGTCCTAAATGTAAACGTCCATCATATATATTTTCTTTAGAACCTTTAGTGTTTAAATTGTTATAATGTAAAAATACTTGAGCACAATTTTTACCTTTAAATTCTTCTCTCCAATGTTCTAATTCATTACCTTTATAAACTAACATGTCCCCAGGTGTTAAATTAACTTTAATTCCTTTCAATCCTACTTTTCCAGATGGTTCTAAATATATAGGCCAATCTTCTCCACCGAGATTTAATGTTGTTGAAATTTCACAACTAAATCTATCTTTATGACGTTTTAGTATATCTCCTTTTTTATAAATTCTAGCATAAGAATAATTTGGATTTAATTTTAAACCTGTTTCTTTTTCCATAATTGGTAAAAGTTTTACAAGTAATGTTTCCATTGCAATATCTGAATAATGTGAATAAGTTTCAGGTACTTGTTGGTCGTTCCACACACCAAAATATTTAGTAAACTGACTTATATATTTCGTATCAAACATTGTTCTTGCAACTTGTCTTTTCATCATAAAATAATCATAACAAAACTTTGCAAGTTCTTCTGATATTGCTTCTTTAATAACTATGTATTTATTTTTTTTAAAACTCATATTTTTATCTAAATGGATATCCAAGATTCCATATAACTAATGAATATCTTGTTCCTTTTGTTACTTGTTTTACACGATGCCATACATGAGATGGAAACACAACTATACTTCCACGTGGAGATATTTCTTCACATTTTCTAATTGTTTTTTTATCTGGATCCATATTTCTAAAATCAAATTCTAATTCTCCACCTTTATAATCTTTAGGATCAGATAATGAACAAGTTACAGATAATTTTCTAATTTTACCGTGAATATTCATATCTTTTAAATTATTGTAAGGACCATCCCAAGAATCACAATGCCAATCATAAAACTGATTTAATTTATATTTTGTAAATTGACATGATTCCGACCAATCCCAATCAAAATTCCAACCTGCTAATCTATTTGCTTCATGAATATAAGGATGTATTTCTTTGTAAATCCATTGATCATTAAGCCATACAATGTTTGAATCTCTCTTTTTTTTTAAATCTTTTAAATCTTTTTTAGATAAAGATTTACCTTCATTTATTTTATTTGTTTGTCCCCCTGTAAAAGCTAATTGCTCTTGTTTATCAGTTCCATATTTAATTAATTCATCACAAAACTTAGGTGTAAGTGCACTTTGAAAATAGTAATAGTAATTCTGTAGATTCATTCTACATGTTTTATATTAAATTTTTATACAAAAGTAAAGTGTTATTACTGTAAAATAATCCATGAAAGAGAAGAAGAATCCCATTCAAAGTCATTAGATTGATGGTCTACACAAAGCCATTTTTGTTTATCTTCATTCCAAAAAATGAAATACTTTTCATTATTTCCATATGTTGTAATTGTTGGAAATGGAATTGGTGCTTGCCAATCATCATTAGTGTCTAGCGACCAAGATGGGAATGGTCGAGGTGCAATAAATTTATTTTTTGTGAAATCAAACGTATAACCGATTCCAGCAAATTGTTTTCTAAAATTATTATTATAAGAAGTTTGAACCCATTTTACACCATTTTCTAAAAATGGAGTATATGTTCCAAAATAATTAGCAGCTTCTTCTGACAATTCTCCTCCATGAGTAGCAATATCTTGGTTACAAGCTGTTAATACTCTTATAACTTTATTATTTATATCTAGTTCTGCAAAATGTGCCATATTTTTAACCGTAGGTAGCTGTTCCAGGAACAGTAAATGTTAATATTGTAGCCGCTCCATCTGGCCCTGGACTTGTTGTTTTTGTGTTAGTTCCTGGTGATACTGAAAATTTAGAACCACTTGCTCCAGGTGCTCTAATAATAACAATTCCTGATCCACCTTGTCCTGGTGCACCACCTCCACCACCTCCACCAGTATTAACTATTCCTGCTGTTCCACTTAAAGGAGCTTGGGCTGGCCCTCCTCCACCTGGTCCTCCACTTGATACTTGTCCACCTCCTTCAATAGCTCCACCTCCACCTCCAGCATAAGTTACTGGTGAACCTGAAATTGAATTCGCTGCACCTGATCCTCCTGGTGCAGTTGAGTTGCCTGGCGTTGAACTTCCTGCTCCTCCTGCTCCTCCTCCTCCTGCTCCATTAAATCCTGGAGTAGTATTAGCTTGTCCTCCATTATTTCCTTGAGGTGGACTAACTGGAGGTGAATTTCCTGATCCACCAGCTGCAAGTCCAGAGGGAGGAGCTGTTCTACCTCCGCCTCCACCAGAACCGCCAGATAATCCTCCTGAATCACCTATCAGACCACCTGCACCACCACCTGCACTTGTAATTGTTGAAAAAATAGAAGGATTTCCAGGGTTTGTACTTGAATAAACTGGTCCACCAGTTCCACCAGCGCCAACTGTAATTGAAAAAGATCCTTTATTTAATGTAATTTTTGTTCCACCAGGAAAAGATGTTCTATATCCTCCTGCTCCTCCTCCACCACTACCTGTACCTGCACCACCTCCAGCTACTACTAAATAATCTACGTCAACTGGTGCAACACCAGCTGCAGTAAGACCAAATGCTTTAGCTGATCCAGCTCCGCGTGTTGAGTTTAAAGGCATTACAAAATCTCCTTAGTTAAATTGAGTTTGAGATGCTAAAATTGTATATGCTGGTGTTGTTGCTGTTTTAATTGCAGTGAATGAATAAACATCGATTCCTGCATTACCTGCTGCTGGTGCAGAACCACCTTGATATTCAAGTGTAACGTTTGTTGATGAACCATCAATTGTTATTGTTGAAACATAAAAAGTAGTATTAGTATTTAAGAAAGCACCTGTTACTGATTCACCAACAGTTAACATATTAGCAAGAGTTGTAGATGAACTACCTCTTAAATTTATTGTAAACTGACCTGTTGCTGTTGTTGTATGGTAAAGAACAGCTTGAGTTAAAAAATCATAATTTACAGTCCCTGTAGTTGCGACAGCTGTTACAGTTACTTTTTCTTTAACTGCTTGAATTTTACCAGTACCATTAAATGTTACTGCCCCTGTTCCTTTTGGTGTTAAATTAATTCCAACATTAGCATCACTACCTGACGCTGTAACGTTTGGATTGTTTCCAGTTGCAGCATTAGCTACAGTTAATTCATTGACTGCTGATGCAGTTGCTGTAAATATAATTTCTTCGTTACCGTTGGTATCATCAATAATATTAATAATAGGATCATTAATAGTTGGTGATGTTAAAGTTTTATTAGTTAATGTTACAGGATTAGTTAAATTTACTATTCCTAAATCTACTACATCTGTTCCATTTAAATAAACGAGTTTAGAAGTCTTATCAGCTGCTCCAAATATTGCTGAAGCTCCACCCACTTGATTTAAAGCAAGTGTAAAAGCACCTGATGTGCCATTTTCTAAAATATATGTTTTTTCAATACCACTTGCAACGAACACTGTGCAGTTTGCAGTAATTGTTCCTGTAAATTTAATAACAGCGTTTCTTGCTGTTGATATTTGAGCATCCGTCATTAATAAAGTTGTATTAGTTGACGTAATTGCTATTGATTCAAAACCAACAATTGCTTGCTGTACTAAGTCTAAATTTGTATTTGTTTTTGTTCCCCATGTACCCGAGTTTTCACCCGTGGCCATAAGTTCGAGTTTTAGATCCGTTGAAAACGATGATGCCATAAGAATTCCTCTTAAATTTTAAATATATCTAATTT